TCGCATAGGCTTCCACCATGCAGCAGACACAGTGCGGGTGGTATGGCGGCGTCTCGTCTGTCATCGGGTGGAGCCTGCCACACTGCTCGTCGCAGGAAGGGCAGTCGTAGGTGCTGGCCCGGTAGACGTAGAAACCCACGGCACCCCTCCCCGTCCATTTGGACGCAAGCGCGTCGTTGTACGCCTGCATGGATGTCACGTTAAGGAGCATCCACGCGCTCTTTCCGACCTGGTACGAGTTGCCGCTTCCGACAGCCGTTATGGAACTGCGGAAGTCGGCAAGAACCTCAGACAATGATCGCCTTCGCCTTCCGTCGACGAACACTGGCGCAAGCGTCATGCGGCCAGCGGTCTGTCTTGTTGGCTTACCTTTCTGCGCTGGCTTCATGGACTCCGCCGCAAGGAAGCTGAGGGGGTCTTTCATGTAGTCCCGAAGGGCTGCCGCAGCGAAACCACCGGCAACGAACCACTTCACTTCCTGCGAGAGGGCTGTGGCGTAGCGCCGTATAGGCTCGGACACGTCAACGCGGGCGAAGGTAAGGGCGAGCGACACGTCCGCTATTCCCTCGCTCTCGTCGTCCTCTGCTTCGCGGGCTGCCTCTCGCATGTTTTCCATGACAATAGCCTCGACAGCATCCCGGAACGCCTTGATAATATCCTCAATGTCGGCATTAAGGTCTCTCTCGAGGGCGTCCACTATCCTCGATGCGGCGTCACGTATGAGTGCCTGAATGCGGTCTTGCGCGACGCCTGTTCTGGCAACTATTTCGCGAAGCACATCCAAGGCGCTCTCGTAACGCTTGCGTATCTCCTGTGTCATTTCTTCTTACGTGCAGGGGCCTTCTTCTTATGGGCAGCCTCTTCGGCGGGAGCCGCCTCCACGACGACCTCTTCCTTCACGCGCTCCTCGACGGCTTTCTCCATTTCCTTCATGGGCTCCTTCGTGATAACCTCTGCGATAGGCTCAATCACGAAAGGGTCGTAGAGGATGCGTCCATCCTTGGAGATAACGGCTGCGCCCTTGCGACCGGATACGCGGAGGACATCGGCTACCGAGCCTCCGTTGCGCTGCGCGTAGTCCGCGCAAGCGGATTTCTGGTTTTCGTACTGCATAACTATTCTTTGTTGATGGTGTTAGAGATTTGTCTTTCCTCTGCCTCCTGCTGGGCTTTGAGCTCCTTCTGGACGCGGCTGTACTCGTCGCTCTCCGAGTAGGGGTTCTTGGCTGTTCCCGTTTCGGACGACAGGATTCCGCCCTGCTTGGAGTTGACAAGGTTCTGGATGACCTCTGCCGTGTTCTGGTGGATGTACGGCTCAGCGAAGCCGGTGATTCCGATTTCGGCAAGGGATGAATCACCCATTTCGACGGAGGCTCCGTATGAGAACATATCGACGATTCCGTCCACGAATGGGTCCCACTCCTTCGCGTCGGCGATGGCTTTGTCAAGCGATGGCGCGTAGATGAGCTTAATGGCGATGCCGGGAAGGTCGCCGGACTTAACCTCGGGCGGTTTAACGATGAACGAGCCGAGGAAAATCTTGTCCTCCAGGAGTTTGAGCGCGGTGTCGGAGGCGCCAGAGGTGTCGGTCGGCGTGAGAAACTTCGCGTCGGCCTGGGTGTCAGGGGTGACGATGGCCGTGGGGCGTCCGTCGGCGGCGGTCTCTACCTGCCCTTCTCCGCCCTTGACGAAGAACACCGCGTGAGGGAGGACGCGGGCGGCCTGGCAGAGGTTGCTGGCCTGCACATCGTAGTCGTCGCAGAGGTGCTGCACGGGCGTCCAGCAGGCTCCGATGCGGCTGCGCTTGACTTTCACGGGCAAATAGGGGTATCCGTGCTCGACGACGCTCACGAGGGTATATCCCTCGTCTGCCCCATCGTAGATGTCCTTCGGGTTCTTCTCGGGGGCATCACCGTTGTTGCGATAGCGGTATGCCATCTTCCGGTCCCAGACATCGACCCACTGGACCGTCTTCATGGTCTCGGAGTCGTATGACTGGTACTTGATGGCCTGAATTTCAGGTTCGCCGTCATTGTCGGAGTATATGGTGTCGCAGATGGTGTAGCCGTCGAGGTAGGAATAGACCTTGACATTGATCTTTGGCTTGCCGCCGGGCTTGGTGAAGTAGAAGGCGATGGCGGCGTTGCCGGTGCATTTCTCGCTATCCACGGCGTTGAAGAAGGCCATGTTCATGTTGCGGTTGCGCCAGAGCTGCTTGAAGGTGACGAGCCAGTTCTTCTCACGCTCCTTTGGGGCGGCGTCGGAATTGACGAGCACGATGTCGTTGCCGGTGAGGTGGATGACCTGCTGGGTCTTGATGACGTATTGGAACGGGACGGCGACTCGGGCCACCTCGCGCTCCACCCAGTGCTTGACGGTGCGTCCGTCTGGAAGGTCTTCCTTCACCTGAATATAGTCGTTTTTGTAGATTGCAGGGTCGAGGATTTTATGTCCCTGCGGATAGAGCTCGCGAAGGAACTCGGACTGGGGCACCCACGCAAATTTCGCGTCGTACCCTGAGAGGTCCGGTGCCGGTCCGCCAACATCGAGTATGATCGGAACGTGCCCAATGGGGGTGATACGCCGGAAGGCCGACGCCATCATAATGTCTTTTAGTTTGAAAGTGTAAGCCATGGCAATATAGGTTTATGAAAAGTAAGACAGTGCAGAAATGCCCTGGAAGCCACCGATACGTTTTTTGATGCGAAGGATCTCGTGCATCATAAGCATATCCATTTCATCCGGCGAGCGTTTGCCGCCGAGGAGCTGGCGCATCTCGGGTTTTGATATGAACTGCTCCTTTGGGGCGTTGGCAACACGTATAAGGACTTTTCTCTGTTCTATAAGGTGCTCCATGAGGGTGCGCCCGTCTGGGAGTTTCGTTTCTGCCGCCTCCGGGCTGACGCTTCGCTTCCCCTCCCGGATACCGCGAATGAGGGCGTCGAAGCACTGCGCGCGTATATTGCGGTAGATTTGCGGGTCTTCCGCAGAGGCGTTACCGGCGAAGGCGATGGCCCCTCCCTGGTCTGAGTGAAAGGGCTGGCGGAGGAACTGACCAACACCGGAGGAGTCGAAGACGAAATTGCGCTCACTGATGCCCTCCCTTTGGAGGATGCTCCGCGCCAGGGTAGTGATGTCATCCGAGCCCACGCCCTTGTAGGACTCGACCTTTTCAAGGTTATCCCCGTCGAAAACGCCAAAGGTACAGTCGTCTGTAATGAGGGCCACGTCGAGGATAAGGGACTTGCGACCGGTCCGCTGGAGCGGGTTGGTGAACAGTTTGTAAAAGTCTTCTGCGGAAATGTCGGCATTTCCGTTATCGACGCCACCCCACTTACCCTGCATATCCATGATGGCCTTGACACCGCCCTGCTGGGCGAGACGGCCATAGTAGTTTGGGTCGTTCTTGATGAAGAGCTTATTATCCTCGTAGCGCCCTTCTATGAAACAGAAGGACGTGATAAGGTTACGCCAGTCGAGTCCAGCACCCTGGAGGTTTTTGTTGTAGACCTTGTTTATCTCGTGCTTGGCCTTCTCGTATACTTCCTCTTTGCTGTCACCCCAATAAATCTCCTCCACGGAGTCACCATATTTGTAGAAATAGCGCTTCTTGCCGTCGCGGTCGGGGCGTATTTCTCCCGTCTCCTCGTTGATGTACCACTTTATGATCTTGTACAGCCAGTGCGTCCTCTCCTGCGGGTTACACGTCCCAATGAAGGTGTTTTTAATACCGAGTGAGTTACGGTTGGAGGCGAGGAGGGTGAAGAAGGTGGAAAGTTGGATTTGCGGGAGCTCGTCTATAAGCATGAACGGGATCTGCAATCCACGGAAGCGCCGGTCGGTGTCGGCCTCGTTCTGGAGCTGGTCGTAACGGAAGTATGCGCCGTTTTGGAACTTCCACTCGAAGGCTGATTCTTTTGGTGTAGCGAATGCCGGGTAGAATTGCATGGATTCATGCCAGAGACCATCCTTAATATCATCGAGCTCCTTACGGAAGCCGATACCCGTAAAGCCCTTGTATTTCACGTCGCGGAGAGGTAGCAGCGTGATAATGAAGGATTTTCCAGCACCCCTGCGGCCTCCGATGACAAGCACATCCGCATCGCAGCACGCCACTTGCTCCTGGAACCCGGGCTGGGGAATATAGTGTTTAATAGGCGTCCCTGGTGGGAGCGTCATGTTATATTCGCGGATTGCCTGGGCCGTCTCGTAGGAGACAACCTGCATTCCGTAAGACGCGAAAACGGGGTCGTATGCGAGATTAATAGTACCCATTTGTGGCAAAGTTACAAATTTTTATTTCAATAACTTAGCAAATTTCACTTAAAGTTTTTGTTTAGATAAAAATTATTGTTATTTTTGCGGTGTATGGATAATAAAAGTGACGGAACACTTCATTGCCCGTACTGCGGTAAGACGCTCCCCATTCGGATTGTACGGCTGGAGGGGCATTTACAGGTTTCCGTCCGTTGCGCTAAATGCAAGCAAATCAGCGAGGTATCGCTGAAAGACATAAACTTATAGCGCCCACGAGCGCATATAGGGGCACTTAGAGTTAATATATAACCGATAGCCCGGAGTAGTAGTCCAGATACGGATTACCGCTTCGGGCTTTTTGTGCATAACAGTGGGTGAAAAACACCCCAATAAATAACATTATGACAGAAAAAATCTATCAGAAACTGCTCGAAAAGCTTGGAAAAACCTCGCTGTCAGAGCGCACGGTGAAGACCTACGCCGGGCAACTTGCCAAAACGGTCACGAAGGACGAGGAGCTGACTGATGAAATCATCGACAACGCCGTGGAAATGCTGAAAGCCCTGGGTGGACAGTACGACCACGACCTCGCAGAGGCCATCAAGAAGACACCTCCGAAACCGGAACCGCCCAAGCCGGAGCCCCCGAAGCCCGAACCGCCTAAGCCGGACGGACCCTTCAAGGACTACGAAAAACGTATCGCCGAGTTGGAAAAGAAGTCCCGCGAGCAAGAGGAACGGTACGAAAGAGAAATCAAGGCTGTAAAGCTCAAGAACATCTCCGACGCCGTAAAGAAGCAACTCCAATCCTCTGGTTGCACCAACAGCCTCGTCCTTGAGCTTGCTTTCGCCAAGAGTAACATCGACGCCGAGAAGAGCGTAGAAGACAACGCGAAGTCCGTGAGAGACCTTTACGACTCTCTTTTCAAGGAGAACCTGGAGTCAGGTATGATTCCCCGGTCTGCGGAAATCCGCGTCGCTACCATCTCCCAGGAAGACCGTGAGAAAAAGGCGAAGGAAGACATGGAGAGACTGAAAGACAGAATGTCTAACTAAAACTTTTTGAGCAATGGCTTATCATGAACATTCCAACAATGCGTACTCCAGCAAGAGTATGAAGGTTGGTGGCGCCACTCCGTTCATTATCGACCCGGAACTCCTCAAGATGCGCCTTATCGGCGGCATCGTGAAGAACGCCCTGGCCGAAGGTGAGAAGATCGCCGCCGGTACCACCTACGCATACAATGCCGCTTCGCATGAGGTGAAATTCCTCAAAGTGTGGGAGGTGAAGTCCGTCAGCTCTGACGCTTCTTCCGGTGACACCACCATCGTCATCAAGAAGACCTTCCAGACCCCCGTGCTCAAGGCTGACACCGTGATCATGGTCGCCCCTTCCACCATCAGTGGAACCGGCAAGGCCGTGGTCGCCGGTACCGTCACCGAGGGCCCCGACACCTACACCATCACCGTAGACACGGCTTCCATCGACGAGGTGGCCGCAAAGACCCTTCTCGTCGAAGCCGCAGAGGCCGGTAACGCCAAGGGTATGTACTGCCAGCCCAACAACATCCTTCACCGTGACTTCATCGCCGGAAACGACCAGAACCTCGGTGACGCTGTGTGGGGCTTCTTCCATGCCTACATCAACACCATCAACCCCATCCCCGCAGCCGTGCTGGCCAACCTCAACGATGGTATCGTTCCGGTTTGGGAGTATTTCGCGGAGAAAGACTAAAGGAGGACTGAATTATGGCACAACTTATCTCTGGAGTTTACGACAGCGCCTTTTATCAGCTGATTCAGGGCGCTCTGGCCGCTCGCGGCTATGCTTCCCTTGCCGACTTCCTCGCCCAGGAGCCTAACTACTGGTTCGACGAGGAGGAATGGCGTCAGAATTACAGCCTCGCTCCGATGGAGAACCCCACCCGCATCTTCG